TAACGTACATATCTAGTTTAAGTCATGCGCGTCGTATATCAACACCTACAGATAAAAGTGGTAAATTAATTCCACCACGTAAATTGCATAATACATCATGGGGTTATTTATGCCCAGCAGAATGTTTCGATCCAAACACCGAAATTTTAATGTGGGATGGAACTGTCAAATTAGCAGTGGATATCAAAGTGGATGATGTTTTAATAGATGATCTGGGTAATCCAACACGTGTTCGAACTACATGTGAAGGTTACAAAAATATGTATGATATTATCCCAGACAAACCCAATTTTATGAAACATCGTGTAACCGATAATCATATTTTGACGCTAAAAATACGCGGTCACAAGGTAGTACGACCATCAAATAGAACGGATAGAAATTATACACACGTTGTAGAATTTTTGAATCGTGATAGTTTAGTGTTTCAAGAAAAATATTTTGGATGTTTAGAGGATGCAAAACAATTTGTATCTACTATCACAGACGATGATGATACAATAGATATAACTATTGAAAAATATCTAACGTTGAGCAAACGAACAAAAGACCGATTCGTGTTGTTTAAAACAGAAGGCATTCATTGGGAGAAAAAAGAAGTAGAAATGGATCCTTATTTACTTGGTATGTGGTTAGGTGATGGATCAAGTGATGGTACTGGTTTTGCATTAAATTATAAAACAGATTTTGAGACACTTGCTTATTGGGAAAGGTGGGCAGAAGAAAATGGCGCTGTTTTGACAAAAGGAAAAAGATATGGTTATAGTGTAGTTTCAAAGAAAAATAAAGAGGCGTACTTGGATGGAATTTGTAATAGAGTAGAAGAAGCACCACTTAAAAAATATTTACGTAAATACAATCTTTTGAATAACAAACATATTCCAAATGAATATCTTACTAATGATAGAGAAACACGATTAAAACTACTAGCTGGATTAGTAGATACAGATGGTTCTGTTCGAGCTGAAGGACATGAAATACGTATTTGTCAAGGACCCGCAAATTATAGAATAGTAGAAGACGCTTATACATTAGCAATGTCGCTTGGATTTTCATGCGGTATAAAAGAAGGAAAAAGTCAATGGACAGATGAAAAAACAGGGTTGAAAAAATTTAGTACTTACAAAGAATTGACAATTACAGGAGATAAAATTTGTGAAATTCCAACACTTTTACCGCGAAAAAAGTTGGTTCCAATAATAGACAAAACACAAATAATAAGAAGTAAATCGTTTATGTGTAGTAAGTTTAAATTAGAGGAAGTAGGAATTGGTCCATTTGTTGGATGGCAACTACACGATAAACGCGGTAGATTTATTTTAAAAGATGGACTTTCAGTGCATAATACTCCAGAAGGACAAAGCGTTGGTATTGTTAAAAATCTTAGTTATATGACACATATTACTATCCATTCCAATTCGTTATCGCTACATGAATATGTTGAGCCTTATATTACTAACATTAACAATAGTGATATACATCCAAGTGATATGTTTAACAAAATAAAGGTATTGATAAACGGATGCTGGGTTGGATTTTCAGATAATCCAGTAGAGTTATATACGATGTTGAAAGAGAAAAAAAATAGTGGTATTATCAATATTTACACATCGATTGTGTTTGATTATAAGATGAAAGAAATTAGAATTTGTAATGATGCTGGTCGTTTGACTAGACCTCTATTACGAGTCAAAAACAATGATGTTTTATTAAAACGATCTATTCTGGATAAATTAAAAAGAAAAGAAATTAACTGGGATCATTTATTTACCAATACGGTGTTAGATAGCGGTGTTATGGAATATATAGATCCGGAAGAACAAAGCTTTTCACTAGTATCGGTAAATCATGATGAATTGTCGAATTACAAAAACAAAGATTCTGATAGAATACTGCATTATACACACTGTGAAATTCATTCCAGTACAATATTTGGTATATTAGGTTCATGTATTCCATTTCCTGAGCATAATCAATCACCCAGAAATTGTTACCAGTGTTTAGATATAGATGAATTGGTATTAATGGCTGATGGAACACATAAAAAAATTAAAGACGTTAAAATAGGTGACATGGTTATAACATTTAATCCAGAAACATTTGAAATATCAAACACAAAAGTAGTAAATCAATTTATATGTCCAAATCAATATCCAATTAGAAAAGTGACCACTATAATAAATACTTCAATTATTGCAACATTAGATCATAAATTTATGACAAATTCTGGGTGGATGACTGTAGAATCGATAGAAAAACAGTTATCTGAAAATAAAAATATTAAAATAGGCGTTTTTGATCCTAATACACAAAAATGTGACTTTATAGAAATTTCTAAAATAGATGTTATGTCCGACAGTTTAGTTTCGGATATAACTGTTGAATCAGAAAACCACAGTTTTATTGCTGGAAACAATTTCTTATCAAGTAATTGTGCGCAAGGAAAACAAGCAATGGGTGTTTATGTTACTAACTACGAGAATCGTATGGATAAAACAGCTTATGTATTAAATTATCCAACCCGTCCGTTGGTTGATACACGTGTTATGAATATGATTCAATTGAATAAAATTCCATCCGGTTCAAACGTAATAGTTGCTATTATGACTCACACAGGATATAATCAAGAAGATTCATTGCTCTTTAATAAGGGGTCAATTGACAGAGGGTTGTTTATTGCTACTATTTATCATACAGAAAAAGATGAAGATAAACAACGCATTAATGGTGACGAAGAAATTCGTTGCAAACCTGATCCTAGCAAAACAAAAGGAATGAAATTTGGAAATTACAATAAAGTAAATAATAAGGGTGTCATTCCAGAAAACACCTTGGTTGAAAATAGAGATATCATTATATCGAAAATTACACCTATCAAGGAAAATAGAAATGATCACACTAAAATAATAAAATTCGAAGATCAAAGTAAAATATATAGAACAAATGAAGAAACATATATTGACAAAAATTATATAGACAGAAATGGTGATGGTTATAATTTTGCCAAGGTTAAATTAAGAATTGTTAGAAAACCGGTGATTGGAGATAAATTTTCATCGCGTCATGGACAAAAAGGTACCATTGGGAATATTATTCCAGAAGAAGATATGCCATTTACAAAAGACGGTTTAAAACCAGACATTATTATTAATCCTCATGCAATTCCAAGTAGAATGACAATTGGTCAATTAAAAGAAACGGTTTTAGGAAAAACGTTGTTGTCATTGGGATTATTTGGAGATGGTACATCTTTTGGCGATTTTGAAGTAAAAGATATTTGTAAAGAACTATTAAAAGTTGGTTATGAAGCACATGGTAATGAACTATTACATAATGGTTTAACAGGCGAACAGGTCGAATGTAGTGTATTTATGGGTCCTGTATTTTATCAAAGATTGAAACATATGGTAAATGATAAAACACATAGTAGATCCATTGGTCCAATGGTAAATCTTACTAGACAACCAGCTGAAGGTAGATCAAGGGATGGTGGTTTGAGGTTTGGTGAAATGGAAAGAGATTGTATGGTTTCACATGGTGCGTCGAGATTTACACAAGATAGAATGTATTATTCATCTGACAAATATGAAGTGCATGTTTGCAAACAATGTGGTTTAATATCAGCATATAATGACGATAATAGTTCATCTATTCACCATTGTAAAACTTGTGATAATAGAACGGATTTTGCATTAGTGAAAATACCTTATGCTTGTAAATTAATATTTCACGAGTTACAATCGATGAATGTTGTACCTAGAATAATAACAGAACATGTATAAAATTATATATTTTATACAATATTTAACATAAAAAAATATCAATAAAAAATATCAATAAAAATTATATTATTTAGAAAAATAATAACATGATATTATAATTAAAACAATAATACTATATTTTTTTATTAATTATGAATACCAACAGTTCAACAAATAACTCGTACAATCAAAACAATCAAAACAGTCAAAACAGTCAAAACAGTCAAAACAGTCAAAACAAAACAAGAAAAACCATAATGAAATATGGTGATATATCTAATTTTTATAAGATAGGTGATTATTTACCTATATTAAATGGTTGTATTAATGCTGAATTAACAGTTATTTATATTGCATACTTTACATTATATTTAACAATAGGGAATACTGATGCTCTTAAATTATGGCATGAAAAATATACTTTTACTCTATCTGTATGGAGTATATCAACTATGATGGTGGTAATAATATTAACTCGTTTAATATATACATTAATTTTTAATGAATTTACAATATACAGATTTACATTTTTATCTGTTGTTATTCAGTTAGTTTATGATTTATTTTATTACTTAATATTTTATCATAAATTACCAAAAGGATTAAAATTATTTAATTATTTAGATGTTAATACTGATGATGTTAGTTATAGAACATCAACAGAAAGTGTTACATCCATTATTTTAGCAAGTTTTTTAAGTTCTAATTTTGCAACATATACATTAAATTCCAATTTAATTCTATTAGTTGTCTCTATTTATTTTATTCCATTTTTTATTTATAATTCATAATTAAATTATATTCATAAATATATATATAGTTTGTAAATCAATTATAAATAAATGTCATCAATTGGTCTTAATAATCCAATATCAGGAAGTTATACTTCTAATTATGGAATGTTTATGTATCCTCAATCAAGAAATCAAAAAGGTCCAAATTTAGGCGGTCTAATTAAAGGTTTTATTCCACAAGCAGTTCAAGACGTAGATAACAACGATTCATATGCACGAACAAGATTTACACTTACCAATTCATGGAATACCAAAACTGCAACCAAATGGAATCCAAAGGCAAAAACAATCCAAACACCATTTCGTGTTGTTAATAATGCTGGTGATCTTTTATGTAGAGACAATTATACTTGTGGAGGTCCATGTCAAACATTTCAAAGTCGACCTGGAATGTTTGGATTAAAACAACGTTTTGGAGCAATACAATATCAGTGTGATGGTACTGGTGTTCCTCCTGCTGCATGTAATGGTAAATATGTATATGATAGTTCTGATTACGTTACTTATTTAAAACAAAAAGCAATTAATTATAATTACAATGATTATTCATATGGTGGTGATGATTATTCAACTTCTCAAAGTGCAATAAGAAGAATTAAAAGACTATAAATCGAAATGGAATAAAATACATAAAATACACATATGTTATTATAATAAATATGTTATTATAATAATATATTTATAATATAATAACATAATAACATAATAACATATGACTCAATTTGACGATATTATAGTGACACCTGTTTATGGACCATTAACAACATCGAATTATCCATCTGCAATGCCTTATCATAGTTATGGTGTTTTAACAGGAAAACATCCAAATCCACCTCAATTCTATCCATCGAATGGTGCTAGTGAATTCTCGAATGCTAGAAGAGAATATATTAGAACAGCGACAAAATTAAACAATCCATATGGTGTTTATCCAAAAGATGTTAATACAAACGACCCGTACCCATTGACGAGTTTTAGTTATATTCCTGTAGATCCTATCACTGGAAAACCATTGTATGCAAAATATAATCAACCAGTATGTTCTTCTCTCTACACATCCGCTAGAAAACGCATTAATGTTGGTAAAAGTTCGTTAAAAACTGGATTACCGAATACTGTACCGTTGAGTTATAAAAACTACAATAAAAATGATGTTAAAAATGCGTTGCGTATTACACGTGCAGGTGGATGTACTGCTCCTGCTAAAAAAGGCTCTATATATAATTATTCTTTGAGAAATGGTCAAGTTTGTGCTTGGGGATCATTAGTGAGACAAAATTATTAATCACTATGTTTATAATTTATTTTGTTGCAATATATTATATAACATAGATATATCATGAACAAGTATTTAGTAGAATTTTTAGGAACAGCTCTTCTCGTTTTTGTTGTTTTATACACCGGAAATTATTTAGCAATTGGTGCTACTTTAGCGATTATAGTATTAATTGGAGGAAAAATATCTGGTGGAGCATTTAATCCTGCAGTTGCCATTGGTATGGGTATGGCTGGAAAGATTCCAAAAACAACCATAGTTCCTTACTGCATTGTTGAAATACTAGGTGGGTTATTTGCACTTTGGTTATACAAAAGCATAATTAAAGGCAAGAAATAAATAACAAATAATTAATTTCTTATTATATTATAATTAAAGATACATTTCATTAATTATAATTACATGCGGTCAAAAAAGAATGAATCCATTCGTAAAAGAAAATATGGCAATAAAAAAAAAACCAATAAAACCAATAAAACCAATAAATCCAAAAAATGTGGATGTGGGGTGAAATTGCCATTTTTAAAATGGGGCGGTGATGGTGCAAATGGTGCAAATAGTCAAACACAACCACAACCAACAGATTTAACTAGTAAATTAAAAAATTTTTATACAGTAGCTACCGATAATATAACAAAAGGATATGACAATTTAAAAACTTCAACAAATGATTCTTTCGATAAATTAAAAACATCTACAACGTCTGTTATTAACGACACTAATAAAGATATAAAAAATACTACAACAAATGTTTTAAATAAAACTCAAAGTGATGCAAAAAGCACGAGTGGTAAAGTAAGTAATTTTTTTAGTGGTATGTTTGACAAGGCAAAAGATACGTTTGCCAAATTAACAAATAAAAAAGGTAGTGTCCCTACAAAACCAATTCCATCAGCTGCTACAACATCTACAACATCTACAACTACATCTGCATCTTCTTTATCGAAATCCAATGGAAGCACTAGTAGTATGACAAATAGTAGTAGTAGTAGTAATTCAAATACCAAAAATTATAATGATAATTCAGTAAAAAGATACCAAAACTCATTGAATAACACTAACCCTAACAATAACAAACAAGGTGGTAAAAGAAAATCATCAAAAAAACAAAAACAATATGTAAAAACTATGATATCCAATAAAACAAAAAGAAGAAGACACCTATACAAACATAAAGGTGGAGACGGGTGTATGAATGGTCCAGTTGGCATTGAAAAATCTTCACTAGCATTTAATGCAAGTCCAATATCACATATTCCTACTGTAGAATCTCGTCCAGATCAGATGTATGGTCAACCAGCATATCCAGCTTTGAGTTTTAGTAATTAATAATTTATATGCTATAACGTATCGTATCAAAACAAAAACATTTATTTTGTTTTTTTCATAAAACAATAAATTAAATACAAACCAAATACCATAATCCCTGTTAAATAAAAAGATTCAATTGCATCTTTTTTTTTCTTCTTTTTGTTATCGTATATTAAATTATTATCATATTTAGTATCAATGTAATTAACAAAAGACTCGTCAGATGTTTCACTTGTAACAGGATTTACACCATTTTGAAATAGAATAGGAGAAATATTAGCTATTTCTGACGTAGCAACCCAGGCAGTACCAAAACCACTCATATTATTTTCATCTATAGTTGCTAATGTAACACCTTGACAATCAATAGAAGGTGTAAAAGCTAATTCTAAATTAGTAGGATTTAACCCAATTTCAATATCTGAACTCATACTATCTATCATTCCACCTTGATTATTTGTTTGAATATAAGTATATCTTTCTACCAAAGTACCACTTAAATCTGTAGCTTTACATTGTGTATTTGTATCTAATAAATAATTCATTCCCATTGGAGCACTATTTGTAGTTGCATCATTTTGACTTGTTAGTATAAAATTTACATATTTAGCACCATTCTTCACATTATTATTGAACTGTTTCCATGATGCATCACTATTAACGCCCATTTGTGCTGGTGTCATTAAATATTCTGTATAATTATATGTAGGTGTAGAAGAATAAACACCTTGTCCTGATGGAGCTCCAGACATTTTATATTGTTTATTAATTATAATATATATTGATTAAATATTATAATTTATCGTGAATACATATTTTATTATATTTTAATTAGGATTAACACCAAAAGACTTTGATATTGTTGATGCAGATTTATACTGATTATTTGCTTGATTGTTTTGATTATTATTCAATGTTGTAACAGCATTATTTAAACTTATTGTATTTCCATTTAAATTATTTAAAGCACTAATAATAGTATTTCCGGTTTGACCAACAGTACCTGCAGATACAGAGCTTTCATTTCCACATGAAATGGTATTAATACTAGGTAAAGTAGTAAATCTAGCATTATTTGTTACAGATTCTGAATTAGGAAATTTTTGTAAAGCATTAAAAATATTGGTTATACATCCATTTATCGTAGTTATATTATATGTAGCTGTGTTACTTGCATTACAAATATCAAATGTATTTGACTCTGGTGTAATTGTATTAAAAGGAGTTATATTGCATTGTGTTGGTGCATTGATAGGTGTATTGGACGAATTAGCATTATTATTATTTATCATTCCATTAACTTGCGTCCAGATACTATTAAGATTATTATGCAATATTTCAATATTACTTATGTCTGTAATAATTGTTTTATAATAATCATCGGGCAAAGTAGTTGTGCTAGTAAATGCTATATTTTCTTGAGGAATAATAGGAGACAACAGCCCTTCTACTATTTTAGAGTAAATTGTATCCTGTTTATGGATGATTGCTAAATATATTTGATAAATTATTAAACTTGAGAATATTAGAATTAAAATGAAAATATATACGTTAGTGAAATGCTTTTTATCGAATAGTTTTTTATTGAATATATTTTTCATTTTACGTATTTGATATTTATTTTATAAAGTATATATAAAGTATATATAAAGTATATTATATTATTATATAACAAAGTATATATAAGTATATACATAAAATAAAATGTCAACAGCTTATTTTCCATTAGGAATGTCAAGTTATAATAATCGATCAGTATATAATGGTGCGGTTCCATATGTTCCATGTAAGGGAACCGGCCCAGACAGTTTTCCAGTAGGTACAACTTCTGGTAATATTCGACCTTTAACAAATAATGACCCAGGCAATTTTTATCCACAAAAATTTGGGTTACCACGTCCATTAAAAATTTACAGAAAAGGAACTGTAATTCCTCATTTAGATCCTAGTAGTCCCCAAGCATTATTAATATCAAGAAATATGAGCAGAGCAGTAAAATCATCTACAAAAGGAAGTTTAATAAGACAAATGATAGATAATCCAGGAGCATTTTCAATTAAACAAAATTCAGAAACAGAGATTGATAATATTACTGAACTAGATAAAAATTGCCAGATTTGCAATGGTATTGGAGTTGTTGCCTCTTATAAACCAAATAAACCATACATTACTGAAAATCCTAATGCAGTAACAACAATGCCTTCATTTTGTTGCAATGAAGAGAGAAAAGCAAAACGAAGAGTAGTATATGCTACTACAAATTTGTCAAAAAACTATTATACCACTTTGCAACAATATCGTCAAAATCGTTGCCAAACTTATGATCAACGTGTATTTAATTTCTTGCGTAGCGCTGAAGTAGGTGTAAATGATATTAAAACTGTTGAAAATATAAATTCATCAAATGACCCTTATAATGCAGTCGAAGCTCTTCAATATGGTAAAAAAAATAGTTATACATTTTTAAAACCAGGAGGTGAATTGGCACTTATCAATTCAAATACATATGTAGCAAATTGTCAACCAAATAGTGAATTATTAGAATCATCTGAAATTTATTTAATAAAGGTATTGTTTATTCTAATAACAAATCAAAAATTATTAACACCTCAAGAAATAAATCACTTCAACCAGATGAACATTAACAATTTCAAAGACTTTGCAGAGTTTTTAAAAAGTATTTCCGACTCCATTTCGAGAGAAAAAGCAATCAGAATATTTTATGATTTTATAAATAATCCATATTATGGAGTACCTTTATCTGGTCCAAGTAATCCAAAAGGATGCAAATTAGTAGTGTATAAACCTAGTAATCCACAATTCGCGTACCAAGGTGCTGTTACAAGTAGTACTAGAACTCTAAAACTAAACGTTAATACAATAGAAACAAATTTAGCAGGTTATAGTAAAGAACAAAAACAAGGCGTTTATTTGGGTATTGGTCCAACCGCATTATTGGGAGGTGTTCCTGAAATACCCTTTATATATAAAAATAAAGCTCCAAAATGTAATCCTTATTTATACACACACTATTTACAAAACAAACAAAGTTGCAATATTGTTGCAAAATCACCTGTTAATTATATTAATAACGTTGGTTCAACTATTGTGGATTTGTAAATTACCATAAATATTATATTTTTCATAAAATATATAAAGATAAATAAAATAATATATATAATATTTGGAGCCCGTATAGCTCAGTTGGTTAGAGCGTTGGTCTTATGAGCCGAAGGTCCACGGTTCGAGCCCGTGTACGAGCAATTCCCATTATATAAACCCAATGTTTATATAATGCAGTATCATATCTATGACTACTTGTAGTTGTACTTGTACTTGTAAGGCTACGTTTTCATTGGTTCAATATAATTATTATAAAAAATATTTAGTTTTTCTATGAATTTATTATGCGGTATATTGTTTTTTTCACACCAATGAATTGATTTTTGAATATTTATTTTTTTGATAGAATCTATTTTTTCCTCTTTATTTTTATTCCTCATTAAATTTAATATTGAATTATATGCGTCTAACTGATTATTACCAAATATAATATTTAATTCCTCTATTTTATTTAAAAAGTGATTGGGTATCTCATTTTTAATTATATTGTGTAAATGAATATCACTACTATTCATATGGTTATTAATAATCTCATTTAATAGCGTATTGTCATTCTTAATAAACTCCAGTAAATACTGTGTATAAAGTTCTAAATTATTATCGTGAATACTAAAATCTTTGCAAACTATATATTTTTCATTGTTTGTTACATCCGATGTAATAGGTTTAATAATATAAATATTATTGTATGAATTTGATAAAATATATAATAAATCAATGATTGGTTTGTAAAATAAATCACCTACTTTAATTATACATATACCATGTATGTTTTGATAACAAAATATACTATGTAATATTTTTATAATTATATTGTAATTATGATTCACTATTGCAGTACCACTGTTTTCTACAAATAAATCATAAAATAAAAAATCAATGCTTTTCTTTTGTATATCATTGCTATTAATGATAAAATAGTAATTTTTTAAATCATTGATATAATTGTAATTATCATTATAATCTTCTCGAATAATATCCATACATTCCATGATTGCATAACTATTTTCACCAAATAACAAAGTATTTATTTTTTTATTTGCATATAACTCAAATATATTCAATGATTTAATTATTTCAATAAAATCATAAAATGTATTAGAAAAAGGCTTTAATTTGCTAACTGAAATAGATGTATTTGGAACATGTGAATAAATAAATTTATATGGATGAATAATATTTTTTATATTTTCAAATTGATCATTATTATGTTGATTTATATGTGTAGTGTTTATAGTAACGTTGCTATTGCTATTGTTATTACTAATATCACAAACGTTATTCGATACAATAGAGTTTATTAATTTTATTAATTTTGAAATATAATTATGTAAGCTATGAGAAATATATAGCTGTGGAACAAACGGTCGAAATTGAATGTTAAATATAATTGTATTTTTATTTTTTGGTAACATATAATAATTCATTGTAATGTAATGGTATATCACTATATACAGTTATTACTTGTAAATATTTAAGTATTAACTGTATTTATTATTAATTTTGTGTTGTTGTTATTGTTATTGTTATTATTTTTATTATTCTTCTATAACCATTTTTTGTTTCAATTTTTTTGTAGGTTTTGCGGGTTTTACAGTTGATTGATCCTTTGATTTTTTTGTTTTTTTAGGTGCTTCCAAAACGATTGATTCTGGTACAGATACAACTTCTTTAATTGAAAGTTCTATATTGTTATTTTCTGGTGCAACTTCTTCTTCTTTTTCATAAATATCATTATCATCAATCATTACTTTGCTTGTATTCACATGTCTTATTTTTTTATATACAAAATATCTATTCAAAAACGAAATCTTCTTTTCATAACTAGTCATATTTTTTGCTTCACCGTATTCTGATCCCATTCCAGTATATTTATTCTTTTTCATTTCATCCAACATAACCATATATAATTCACTGAATAAACCATTGCCTTCTGGTAATCCTTTTTGTTTTGCTTCTTCGCGCGATACTATTTTAAAACCAAAGTTCTCCATCAAACGATTCAAATAATCAAAATTAACCAAATATTCAGGAATCAGTTGATTAATTGACTCCTGGAAAACATCTATTTTATATCCCACGCAATTACTATCATCTGGGAATTTTTCGTCATCATAATCCTTTTTAATTTCCCAAATTTTCACTTTGTTTTCACTATCATTGATTTGTATTCCATTTCCTTTTTCTACGTTTTTAAGCGCATCAAATATTAATTTGCCATCATAGCATGTTCCGATAAAATATCCATTCAAAGCAGTAGTTTCCGCTACATTTTTTAAAAATTCACGTAATACATCTTTGTCTTTGAAGAAATAATGCAATGCGAATTGACAGGATGATATCGAAAAACCATTCTCTCCTTTACCAAATTGACGCACAACACCTTTTCCTAATTTCGATTCGTCTTTTGTTCCTTCTCCAAAAACAGCTTTGGTAATTTGAATGGCTTTATCATTCATCATTGCGGATCCATTTTTAATATTCAATCCACTATTTCCATTTACAAATAACGCATACGGTATATGTTTGAATTTTTTTCTGTAGTTGAGATATCTAGCACATGCACCATCTAATTTGTTTTCTAAATTGTCTTTTGAAATATCAATTCCAAAAACAAATGACAATTGTGCATTGATCCATTTTGAGAAATCACCCCCTTTACCACATGCAAAGTCGATAAGAGAATCCCCTTTGTTTGCCACACTTTTAATCAATATTTTTTTAACAAACAAATTATGAAAGTCCCGCATTGCTTTTGTTTGATTGTTTGAATTAATACCAATACGATTATAATAAACATCGTCGTCTCCACCAATTTCATCCGGAATATCTTGGCCTGTTGATATCATTTCTTCTGAAATTGGATTATGAATCGAATACCAATTACTATTTGCAACATGATAAGCATTACCGTAGTTTTTTATACCTCGTCTAAATTCTGATGTTTTATCATAACGCACACGTAATGGTACCCATCGCCATTGACCTTCTCTTGATAAATCATAACGAAACTCAACAATCGTATTATCTTCAAATACTTCATTCTCTTCTGAAAACATTTGATCATTACCAGTATCATCTTTTTTAAGTATAATATTACATAAACCTGCCATAGGATCATATGGATTGGATGGATAAAATTGCACTGGTTTATAACCTGATTCATTGTCTTTATTGCCCTGTTTTTCGAAATCAGGTAAATTATCATCGATAACATCTTGACATGGGTTTAAATATCCGTGCACTTTTTCGTCAAACCCGCAACGTAATACCAGGGTTTTATATTGTGTCAATTGATTCAAACTTGACATATTTGTACCATCTTCAAAGATAGATGTAACTAAATCTTCCCCGTTTTTGTTTTTCTTTGTTGTTACCAGAAAATCAATCGTGTTATATTGTGGGGGTTTCCATTTGAACGAATATTCCCATGTTACTTTGCTCAATTTTCCAGCACGTCCAATTTGATTGGAACCAACACCAAATGATGTATGTGTAAAAATCAACCCATCTGTATTATACTCAAACAGTCCATCATTTATTTTTTGCATAATAATATTACATGCTCCAAATATGGAAATGGAAATGTCGTTAGATTCCGATTGTTTTTGCGTCATCATATTCATAAAAGGATAAAACTTTTTAAATTCAATACGCATCGGTGCTGAATAATCTGAATTTACGACTGATTTTGGTTGCATTATTTCTATTGTTTTCATTAGTATTTGATAACGGGAATCGTTGTTGCCGCCTTTGTTTTTGTCCGCATCCGTCGGAATGTTAGAATTGGATGGAACAAATTGTAAAGCACGTACATCTTTTCCATTTAAATAATAAATATCAAAACTTGCATACAAATTAATAAACACACCGTTTTTATTGTGATATATTAGTTCTCCATCTAGTAAGGAATTCATTATTTTTTTCTCTTTTGTTACCGCACCAGTAAATAGTATGTTCATATTGGTGTTGATTAGGTATATTCTTCCATCTTCAGAAATAAACATTAAATGACGTTCCCCGTCCGCTTTTTCTGTAACAACAAAATTCTCTCTAATGTTAGGAACATTCATATTTTCATTGATAGGAATAATATTTTGTAATTGAAGTGTATAAGACGATGGTCCAATAAAATCACTAGGATATATTCGTTTGTTTTCCACTTCCGCATCTAAATCTTTTTTCATTGCACTAGAATTCGCATTCGCATATTTTTCACTGTATAATAGTTTTAAATAAGATCGTGAAACCATATGTTGCTCACTATAAGAAACTGGGAAATTGGTTCCTTGTAAGCCCATTAAGACAAACTTGATTGTTTTGTTCAAAGCATTTAATATCAACTCTGGAGTATTAAAATCAGTACCAGGACCAATGCGAGTGTTATCCACTTCTAATTCAATTTCATATGTTTCTGGATTATTGAAAACACCAGAATCATCCAAACGATAAGTGGTCTTTAAACGAAAGCTGTTGTTTTCTCGTTTCGAATTTTTGACAATACTAATATCAACATTGATAGGGTAGTCATCATGTCTAAAGGTAACACGATTAATATAACGGAATATTTTTTTGGACTTGTCCCATTCATCAACCATATTACGAACAATACGATCGGTGTTTTTGTTAATAGTTTCTTCGTTGCTGTATGAAACGCGAAAATGAAAGTCATCAAAATCAATTGGTTTAATAGGTTGTCCTTCTACCAACGCAGATGATTTATTTACAAATTGGACAAATTGATTGTATTGTTGATCTTGCATTGATAAAAGGGTTTTAATATTATTGGTTCTACAATATTCTTGTATGACATTCATACCAGACAACTCTGTTCTAATTTTTGAAATATTCGTTTTACCAGTCCTACCGTCCAAATATTCATTTTGAATACGCAACATATAATATCCTTGTTCGTTGGACGAATTGAACCCCAATGATTTCATTTTTTTAATAACATTATCATAATCATTTTTGGTAAAAGGTTTGTTTGACTTTG